GGTTCCAGCGGATTCGGTGAAGAACCGCAGCGAACGGAAGGTGGTGCCCTATGACGGATGGGTGCGGGCCGGTTACTTGAAGGAGATACCCGGGCACACTCTGGACTATGCGGTGATCGAGGAGGACATTACGGAGCTGATGAACAGGTTTGACCCGGTGTTCGTAAGTTATGACCCATGGAACCTGCGCGACCTGATTACCCGGCTGCGCAAAACCTTCCCTGACCGCCCGGGTCCAGACGGCAAGCCGGCGCCCCGGTTCAGGGAGTTCAGGCAGGGGGCCAAGTCGTTTCACCCGGCCATGGTGCACACTGAAAAGCTGTATATGGATGAAAACCTGCGACACGGGGGCGACCCGGTTCTGAACTGGTGCGCCTCCAACCTTGTGCCTCGCCGGGACGAGAACATGAACATGGCGCCTGACCGCAAGCGCAGCGCGGACAAGATTGACGATGCCGTGGCCCTGTTCATGGCTGTGGGCGGGATGATCTCCGAGAAGCCGAGGGAAAAGGAATACCAGATGATTATTCTGTGACTAGCTCGCACATTCCTGCTCATGTATGATTGCCCCAGATTTCCGGCTAGGGGCTCATTATGAAGCTACGCTTTCTCCCAAGGATCGGCCTTGAAAACCGTCCGACCTCGATCAAATTCAAGCCTTCCGAAAATGCTGCAGCGCGGTTCGATGCCAAGGCGGCAGATGGCGAATCGTTCGACGTGGAAGTGCTGGGCACCATTGGCGAGAGCTTTTTTGATGAAGCCGCGACCACTGCCAAGAGCATTCGGGAGCAGCTGAAGAAGGCCGGCAACAAGGACATTTCGGTGCTGGTGAACAGCCCCGGTGGCGACGTTTTTGACGGTTTCGCCATTTACAACCTGCTCAGAGACCACCCGGGGCAAGTCAACGTCAAGGTTATCGGCATTGCAGCATCCGCGGCCTCCGTGATCGCTATGGCTGGCGACACCATTCACATGGGCGAGGCCGCGCAATTCATGATCCACAATTCAAGCGGCGCCGTTTACGGATCGAAAGAGGACATGGAGGCAATGCAGGAAGTGCTTGCCACCATCGACCAATCCGCTGCCTACCTGTACGCGGCGCGAACAAAGCGGGACGAAAACGAAATTCTGCAGATGATGGCCAAGGAAACATGGCTCAATGGCGGCGATGCCGTAGAGTTGGGTTTCACCGACAGCGCGACCGTGAAGGGCAAGCGGGTCACGGCTGCCAGCGTCCGCAGGGAAGCAGCAAAGCCCAAGCAATCACTGTCACTAATGCACAAGGTTTTCTCCGCGCCCGGAGCACAGCAACCTTTGACCGTGACAATGAGCTTGTCAAAACCTCCCGGCGTTGCGGGGCATCAATCGAAACAAACTGGAAAAGGAACAGCGATGACTCTCGCAGAACAACTCGCAGCCCTTGAGGCAAAGCGAAGCGCCAACACGGCTCGGATGCAGGAGCTGATGAAGGTATCGGCAGAAGAAGGGCGCACCTTCGAAGATGAAGAAGCGACCGAATACGAAGAACTGGAAACTGAAGTGAAAAAGGTGGACGCGCACATCAAGCGCCTGAAAGACCACCAATCCCTGATGGCCTCGCAGTCGGAGCCGGTTGAAGGAAAGCAGCCGCAAGGTTCGCAGGCCGGCAAAATCTCGCAGGCAGTCTCGGCAGGCCAGAGCGGTGGCGACAACTACCGCAGCGGCATCGTGAGCGTTGCTCCAAATGTCGAGAAAGGCATCCCGTTCACCCGCTACGTCAAAGCCCTTGCCATGGCGCGCGGCAACCTGACCGGCGCGCTGGCGATTGCCCAAGGGAACAAGAACTGGAAGGACACGACCCCGCAAGTCGAGAAGGTGTTGATGGCCGCTGTTGCTGGCGGTGACACCACGACCTCCGGGTGGGCCTCAGAGCTGGTCTACAACGAGAATCTGGTGGCAGAGTTCATCGAGATTCTTCGCCCGGCGACCATCTTGGGCCGCATGGCCGGCGTGACCCGTGTGCCGTTCAACGTCCGTATGTCCGGTGCCGATTCTGGCTCTAGCGCATATTGGGTCGGACAGGGCGCCCCGGTTCCGGTTTCGAAGATGAACACTCTGGAAGTCACGTTGGGCATCGCGAAGGCCGCTGGCCTCGTTGTGCTCACCGAGGAACTGGTGCGTTCGTCCTCGCCGTCTGCCGAACTGCTGGTTCGCAACGACCTCGTTGGATCCATTGGTCAGTTTCTTGACCAGCAATTCGTTGACCCGGGTTACGCGGCTGTTTCCAATGTGTCGCCGGCCTCGATCACGAACGGTGTCACGGCAACGACTCCGACCGGCACCACTGCTGCGGCATTGCGGACTGACATCCAGACCATGTTCAACAACTGGATTCAGAACAACATCAACCCGGCAGGTGGTGTGTTCATCATGTCTCCGGTGAGTGCGCTGGCGATCAGCCTCATGCGTACCTCGCTTGACACCCCGGAATTCCCGGGCATTACCATTAACGGCGGCACGTTCTTCGGCCTCCCGGTGGTGGTGTCCAACTCCGCGAATATTGCGGGCTCTCCGGACTCCGGCGACATGATCATTCTGGCCAATGCCCGCGACATTCTCATGGCAGATGAAGGCCAGATCACCATCGATGCAAGCCGTGAGGCTGCAATCCAGATGCTCGACAACCCGACCAACAACGCGGCTTCGGGCACGGCGACCACCATGGTCTCCATGTTCCAGACGAACAGCGTCGCCATCAAGGCGGTGCGGTTCATCAATTGGGCCAAGAAGCGGTCTACGGCTGTTGAGTTCATCCAAGACGCAGCCTACCGCGCCTAAGTCATAACAGCGTAGTCTGCAGGTAACACGGGGTGGGCTTCGGCTCACCCCATTTCGAGAGGCAACCATGCAGGAAATGATTACGCTCAGGCCGCATCGGTTCGACCAGCGACAGTTTGATGTTGGTGAGATTTTCTTTTCAGACCCCAAGCACGTCCGATTCCTCACCGCAAGCGGCAGGGCCAAGCCTTTTGATCAGGCGGAGCCGGTAGCGGAGGCCGCGCAGGCGGCACCAGAACCCACTCAGCCGGCATCAAATGTCGTGGCTATACCAGCGCGCAAGTCGGCGACGCGGCGCAAGGCGAAGGCGCGAGGTGGGACGAGGCGGGCAGATAAGTGAAAATCTTCGGGCTGCAGATAACCCGCGCGCCCAAGGTAACGAACCTGAACACGGTCGATACGAACCGTGGGTGGTTTCCCCTGATTCGTGAGTCGTTCGGCGGCGCATGGCAATCCAATGTGTCGGTGGATGCGCCGGCTTCGATCATGGCGTTCTCGGCGATCTATTCGTCGGTGACAGTGATTTCGAACGACATTGCCAAGCTCCGGATAAAGCTGGTGGACGAGGACGTGGATGGCATACGCACCAATGTCACCCGGTCGCCATATCTGGCCATGCTGAAAAAGCCCAACCACTTCCAGACCAGAATGCAGTTGGTCGAGCGGCACATTTCATCGAAGCTGATGTACGGGAATGCGTACCTGCTGAAGCGGCGCAACCCTGCCGGCATCGTGGTGTCGTTGTACGGCTTGGACCCGTCTATCGTGCAGCCGCAAGTGGCGCCCGATGGTGACGTGTATTACAAGGTCGGTCGCGACGACATAGCCGGGGTACGCGAGCCTATCTACATCCCGGCATCAGAGATTATCCATGACCGGATGAATTGCCTGTGGCACCCGCTTGTCGGCATCGGGCCGATTTACGCGGCAGCGGTATCGGCCACCATGGGCAACAAGATTCAATCGAACAGCACGAACTTCTTCAACAATATGAGCCGTCCTTCCGGCATGCTGACCGCACCCGGAGCGATCAGCATGGAGACTGCCGAGCGGCTGAAGAAGGATTGGGAAGAACGCTTCAGTGCCGGCAAGATCGGCAGCCTTGCGGTGCTGGGTGACGGGCTGGAATACCAGCCCATGACGATCACTGCCGAGCAGGCGCAGCTTGTCGATCAGCTGCGCTGGACTGTCGAGGACATTGCCCGGTGCTTCCATATCCCGATCTACAAAATAGGCGGCCCCATTCCCGGCGCGGCTAACGTGGAAGCCCTGAACCAGACCTACTATTCAGACTGCCTGCAGTCGCTCATTGAGTCCTTTGAGGCGGTGATGGACGATGGCTTGAGCCTGAAGCCGGCGCGGCACACCGAGATTGACCTTGATGGACTGCTGCGCATGGATGCGCCTAGCATGGTCAAGACCGAAGCCGAAGGTGTAAAGGCCGGCATCAAATCCCCGAACGAGTCTCGCCGGCGCCTGAACCTGCCGCCAGTGCAGGGCGGTGACACCCCGTACCTGCAGCAACAAAACTTCAGCCTTGCGGCGCTCGATGAGCGCGACCGCAGCGGCGACCCGTTTGGTAAGGGAGGCTCGGACGACCCGGAGCCGTCTGGCGGCAACGTGGAGATAAACGCGGAAGGCGTGGAAATGAAGGTGCCCGGGCTGCGGCACTTGGCAACCACCGTCAAGCGGCTTGAGCAGACGCTGAACAACCCGGTGGTGCCGACCTATGGCCCTGATGGCAAGCTAACCGGAGCGCGCCGTGTCCGCGGCTCTGTGCCCGATGGCGAGGACTTTGAAATGATGGCCGACCTGTTTGTCGAGGCGCTGGACGTTGCCTAAGAGAGCCGACATTTTCAAGTTTCACGACAAGGTTCGCGTGGTGCTGCCCAGCGGGCAGGTGATGGAGGGTGCGGAGCATGACGACCCCGAAAGCTTGGAAGCCTATCTGGGGCGCTTTCAGGCACTCTCCGATGAAATGGCTGCAACCGCTAACCGGGTGCAGGAAGTCGCCACAGAAATCGCCTCCGCGCGCGAGGCAATGGATGAAACGCTAAACCGCTTCTCTCATCTTGCGCTCGAGCAGGCCGAGCTGAACCGGGTGATACGAGACCTGACCAAGACGCTTCGGATGCCGGTGAAGCCGGTTTATGATGGGCACGGGCGCCTTATGGGCGCGGAGCGGGTAATGAAGCTGGAGCTCAAATGATTTTCTTCACTGCGCTGCGGACGTTCAAGCATGACGCCACCGGGTCGGAATACGTCGCCGGCTTGGAGTATCCGTGCGCCCCGCAGAACAAAGACCTTGCCACGTTGCTGCCTGTCTGGGCGAATGCCGGTCTGATCGAAATTCGCCTAAGCCGCGTCAACGGTGTTTCCAAGATGCGCGGCTGGGGCGTGGTCCAATAGGAATGACATGACAATATCTCACGCTACAGCGGTCAGGAAGGCAATTGGAGATTTGGTGGTGGACTCTTTTGATGAGTCTGGGCCGGGTTCTATTGTGCTGTTGTCATCCGCGAACGACATTGTGGCGACCCTTACGCTGGCGGCCACGGCTTGCGGGAACACTGCGGACAACGGTGTGGCGACCTTCAACTCGATAACCTCCGATACCAATGCGGTTGGAGGCGTTATCGCCAAGGGTGAAGTAAGAAACGGTCTTGGGGAGACCAAGCTGTATTTTTCAGTTACCGTCACAGGCGGTGGTGGTGATCTGACTTTCAATAACGTCACTGTCGCAGCGGGGCAAACAGTGGCAATATCTGGACTTTCCTACACAGCCCCGGCATGAAATGGAGTAAACCGATGCCCTTCACAAAGACTTACCCTCAACCCGGAATACTCATTGCCGTAGCGACTGCGCTGGTCGGAATGTGTCTGTTCGGCTTTGGCTTTGAAAGCCTGATGGGCGCGGCGATGTTCGGCGTGACCTACCAGAAGATTGACGATTTTGTGCTGCAGCTCGGCAAGGGTGTGCACCAGCTACACGCGGCAGGTCACACGGTGAAGGTGTACCTGTCAAACGCTGCCCCTACAGCGGCAAGTGACACGATCAAATCGACTAGTACCGCAACGGAAATCACCATGACCAACGAGGGCAACCACGGGGCCGGTGGTGGTGACGTTGCCAATGACTTCACCGAGGCCAGCGGCACGGCATCCCTAACCGGAACTGACGTGGTGTTCGCCGCAAGCGGTGGCACGGTAGGCCCGTTCCGGTACGTCGTAATGTATAACGACACCCAGACCAGCCCAGCCGACCCGCTGATTGCCTATTGGGATTACGGCAGTTCCCTCACCCTTCAGGATGGCGAGACCTTCACCGTTGACTTCGGTGCGAGCATCTTCACCCTGACCTAATCACACCCGGAGGAATTATGAACCAGCAAGACACAGCAAACCCGAACGCGCCCGAGAAGCTGCCCAAGCCGGTGGGCACCAAGATGAAAGTTAAGGACGGGCTTTCCAAGCTGCCTGCAAAGATCACCGAGCGGTGGCGCACCGACCCGAAAATGCAGAAGTGCTGCCGGGACATTACCGAGAACGAACTCGAGTTCTTTGACATTGACAACAACGGTGAGCCGGATTTGGTTGTCATGACCTGCGACAAATGCGGCAGGAAACAGCGGTGGATAGCTGCTGCCGGCAGACCGGCAAATGCGTAAACCGAAGCGACCCACTGGCTCCGATTTTTGGTTCATCATGCTCTGGTGCTGCATCTTCGCAGTGCTGGCAATTGTGTACATCATCCCAGAGGGGCCAAGCGGATGAAACGTGCACCTAAAACGAAAGGGGAAGCTATGAAGCAAATTGTTGCTGATGCCGGCCGAGTAGCCGGCGTTTTTATTATCGTATTCTGCTCAATGATTCTTGCGCGATCTGCGGATGCTGATCCGCTCGATCAGAACGCCGATCTTGAATGGGATGCAACGACCTACAGCGGCACGGGTCCGGTTGTGTACGAAGTGCAGCGCACGGTTGGTGACTGCGCATTGCCTGACGAGAACCCATGGAACAGGCTGGACTTCACGCAAGGCATCAACTCGACCACCTACGTCGATGCGAACCTCGGCGAAGGCATGACGTTCTGTTACCGGGTGGGCGCGATGGCGAATGAACAAGGCGACGGCTTCACCGACTGGTCGAACCGTGCGGAGTTCACCGTCCCTTTAGTTCCGCGCCCCGCTGCGAACGGCCTCGGGGCGAACTAGACAAGCGCGGTCGCATCAAGGTGCGGAATTACATTCGCGCGCTAGAGGCATGGTTTGACTGCATGTATCCGGAGTAAGGTAATGAAGATCGACGACAACACAACGCTTGCGCAATTGAAGGCGCTTTTACTGTAGAAAATGCCAGTCAAAACTTACTTGTCAAGAGTGGTGGACAATGGGCCTGAGAGGAATCCATCACTCTACGACTTCTCCAAAGCCAATGGACGCTTACATCGGAAGATGGCAGCGCACATTGCGGAGTCGGTAGGGTTCACGGTTGTAACCGTGTGGGCTGACGACTTCACTGTGCTTGATCAAGACCCAGACTCTTGGCCTATCGCAGATCACGCCGGTGAAAAGTTCAGTGAGTTGATTGCGCAGGCGAGAACTTTCAAGTTCCCCGGAAACAAAATACCCAAGCGATTCGAGAACGTGCTTGTTGCTATGGGTATGGGTGACGTCACTGACCCCGAGCCGGGGAACATGCTGTTCAAGGTTCTCAAGCGGTTGGAACCCGCAGCGTTCGACGGGATGTACGAAGTCAAACGCACCCCGGTAAAGCAGACTATCACCACAACCTTCACCGGTAGCAACGGCACCGGCATCACTACCCACGATTCCGGGTGGGATGTTTTGACAGGAACTGAGCCGGTACTGGATGGTTCTGGAAGTCTCAAGCCTGCGACCACATACGAGTACCTCAAGTGTGTGCGCAACGAGAGTGCGTTCCCTGATGACCACTACGTCGAAGTCGATGCGTTCATAAACGACAGCGGTGACGGTGATGATTTTGTTGGCCCTGCTATTCGCATCCAGTCGGGGGGCACAGAGTATTGCTATCTCTTGACGAACGCCGGTGCGGGCTATGTTGAAATCCGCAAGCAGACTGGTGCGGAAACGTTCACTTACGTCAGCGATGCTTCGCCAAGTATAGTCAACGACACATACTACAACTGGCGGCTTGAGGCGGTAGGCACAACCCTGACGCTGGACATTGATGGAACAGAGGAAATCAGCACGACGGACAGCACCTACTCGTCGGGCAAGCCGGGAATTTTCGGCTACTACAACCTGACCGGCTGGCGCATTGCCGAGTACCGCTCCACTGATGCTGTTGCAAGCGGCCCATCAGTTGGTGCCCTTCATCATCATTATCAGCACAATCAAGGATAAGACATGCGCGAACTACGAGCGAACACACAAGTCAAGGTCGTGATCGGCCCTGCGCTTGATATAGCCGATGGACTAACGCCAGTTACCAACTTGACGCTGAGCGGCGCTGATGAAGCCGAGTTGATGAAGCACGATGCGTCTGCTGTCACGTCAATCTCTGGTAACACCATTGCCGCGATCACCAGCATGGACGGTTACTACAACGTCACGCTGACCGCGAGCAACCTTGACACAAAGGGCATGTTGCTGCTGGCAGTCAATGATGACTCGCTCATCCTGCCGATCAAAGAAGAGTTCATGGTACTGGACGAGGGGCACTACGATGCGAAGTATGGCCCGAGTCGAATCGCAGGAACGGCCACTACCGGCAGTTCGCAAACCAGCGTCGTTACTTCCGCGTTCGGCCTTAGTGTTGCGGCAGATGATCTTGTAGGCCGCACGATTGTATTCCTGACCGGCGACGCGGCAGGATGCGCGTCAGACATTACCGCGAACACTTCGGGAGCCACGCCTACATTGACGATCACTCAGATAGCCACGACGGTCGCGAGTGGTGACACCTTCATTGTGATCTAAGGAAAAGACATGGCATCAGGTCAAACAATGTTCCGGCTAGGTCCGCTTGATAGCATTGCGCCTACTGCGAACTACGCAACACTTGGGATCATCACCGATGCGTCCACTCCCGGCGCAAACATTCCCGTTCTTGACTTCGATCCTACCACTGCGGAGAGCGCGGACTGGCGCGTTACTGTCCCATCGAACTACGCAGGCGGAGGGTTCACGTTTTCATGGAAGGGCGGCACAAGCGCGGCTAACGCGGGAACGCTGCAACTGGACTTCCGCGTTCTGAAGATAGCGGACGCGACGACGTTGACCGGCGACCTTGGTGTTGACACGCAGACAGCGGCATCGGTGTCAGACACTCCAGCGGCAACGGCGGATCAGATGAACTACAGCACAACCGCAGCACTGTCTCACGCCAATGCGGGATCGCCAGCGGCAGGCGATGAGTTGATTATCCGTGCCACTCGTAACGTCGCCACTGACACGAACACGGGTGATCTGCGCTTGGCTTCTATTCTGGCAACGGAGACATAACATGCCGACATGGGTACACAGAACAACGAAGCAGGTTCTTCAAAGCGTGCCTTTCAATGCACTGCCAGAACCGCAAGCGAACTACATCGAGGAACCAGACCTGTCTGCCGTCTCTGGACAACCATCGAAGTATTGGGTAATCACTGGCGACGTTGTAAGTCTTGCCGACCAAGCCACTCGCGATGCGATTGATGCAGCGGAACTGGAAGCAAACCGGGATGCTGTTGCTGCGCAACTGGATCAAACGGAAGACGTACTCCGCGCCTTCATGCTGCTGATGCTGGATGAGATCAACATCCTGCGAAACAACGACGGACTAAGTGTTCGCACTGCGGCACAACTGAAAACGGCAATTCGGAATAAGCTGGGCAGTTAATGTCCTCAACCACTTTTGACTTTTCCGGCGTTGGTCGGACCTACATTGACCAAGCGTTAGCGAGCGGGCCTCCGTTCACGGTGTCGGTGTGGTACTACATCACCGATCTGTCGGTCGAAAGTCAACTGTTTCGCCTGCGTCAAATTAGCGCGCCAGTTTATCGTTTCGATCTGCACATCAAAGACTCTGCTGGCGGTAATTACCTTACCTGCACACAAAAAGGCACGAGTGGATTTGCGAGCGCATCGACTACTGTTGGGGCAGCTAGTAACACTTGGCAAAATGCGATAGCAACGTGGACTTCTAATTCCTCCCGCGAATGCTGGATCAACAACGCAAACTCGTCTGCGAATACGACTAACGTTGGCACATCTAGCAGTATCGGGCGAACTCTTGGTCCCGGCGCCGATGATGCAATGGAAGGCAGTTGCAGGGCATTCGCAATGTGGAATGTCGCCCTTGATGCCGGTGAAAGGGCAGCACTCGCCGCTGGGATTGACCCAAGATTCGTTCGACCACAATCCTTGGTTGCTTATCTGCCGCTGTTAAACGGCGACGCGACAACTGATTTAATCAATGGCGACTGGACTACATCAGGAACAATTAGTGCGAACGCGTCTGGACCACGAATCATCCAGCCAAATCGTCAGCAGATTTCGTCGTATTCATACTACACGGGCAAACTTACAAGACTCGGCGCAGACGGTATGCCGAGGGGGCCGTATGTTGGGTTTACTCCTAGATCGGGCGCCACTGCTTACGACATAACAGCCGGGGCTGGCAGCTACTCCATTTCAGGCACAGCTGCTTCGCTGGAATTTGGCGGTGCTGTCGTTGCCGGCGCCGGCAGCTATTCAATCAGTGGCACGGCTGCTTCACTGCTGGCCGGGTATGCCGCTGCGATAGAGGCCGGCGCATATTCGATCAGCGGCCAAGCCGTAACCTTTGACCACTCACTAACTGCAGCTTCCGGGGCTTACTCAATCAGCGGACAGGCTGCCGGGCTGGTGGCTGACATTATCGTGACCGCTGAGGGCGGCAGCTACTCGATCACCGGGCAAAACGTCGGGCTGCTTCCCGGCTTTGTGGAAAACACTGAGGCCGGCTCTTACACAATCAGCGGAACGGCTGCGGCGCTTACCGCGGACCGATCGGTAACAGCTGGCGCAGGCTCCTATTCAATCAGCGGTCAGGATGCAACCCTGACCTATGGCAACGCGACTGACTTCCCCATGGTGGCCGCTGCCGGCGCCTATGCAATCTCCGGCACTGCGGCATCACTGGAAGCCGGTCTGGTTCTTGGTGCTGCAAGCGGCGCGTATGAAATCACCGGCAGCGCGGCAGGCGTTTATGCTGGCTATGCAGTAACCATCGGCGCCGGCTCGTATTCCATCAGCGGGCAAGATGCGGCACTAAACAAAGGCTTCATTGAGGTAAGCGAAGGCGGCTCCTACAGCATCAGCGGCACTCCGGCCACGCTGACATTCGGCGGGGTAATAGAGGGCAGCGGCTCAATGGTGTCGCCGGATGCTGGGCTGTCCGGAACCGCGACCAAGGGCGGGCTGATTGTCGGATACGTCACTCAGGACGAGGAATACCGGGAGACCGTTCCGCTGTGGCCCGTTGAAGGCTTTGGCCCTATGAGGGCATCGAGGGCTAAAATGAGCGGCACTGGTGAAGTCAGCTGGCGTGACTACAACGTCCGCACTCTGCTAATCCTCTCGGCATAAGGGACGAAATGGAAAAGACACAGCTGGAAGCAATTGTGGCGCGCATGGCAGGTGCGGTGAAAGATGCGGTGAAGGCAGCCGAAGAACGGCTGAACGCCCGCATTGAGGCCGTTCAAGCGGTGACTGGCCAACCCGGGCCGGAGGGTCCAGAGGGTCCGGAAGGCCCGGCAGGCCCGGCAGGACCGGAAGGCTCAGCTGGCCCGCAGGGTGAGCAAGGCCCGCAGGGCGAACCCGGTGAAATGGGTCCGGCTGGCCCGCAAGGCCCGCAGGGTGAGCCGGGGATACGTGGTGAGGCTGGCGAGGCGGGGCCACAGGGGCCGGAAGGTCAGCAGGGGGCTATAGGGCCACAGGGTGCGCGCGGAGAAGCCGGAGAGCGCGGCGAGGACGGCTTCACGCCAACTGTTGAACAGCTCACGGAGCTTGTCTCTGTTGCACTTGAAGCCTTGGAGCTGCCGAAGGGTGAAAAGGGTGACACCGGGGAGCCGGGGCAGCCGGGCGAAAAGGGTGAGCCGGGTGAGTCGGGTGAAAGCGTGTCCGTTGAGGCTGTGCTGGAAACCGCGCGCCCGTTCATCATGTCCGCGCTCAAGGACTTGGTGTCCGCGTTGCCCAAGCCGGAGAACGGCAGGGATGGCAGGGAAGGGAAGGACGGCAGTGACGGTCGTGACGCTGCGGACATTGACCCGCTGCCCAGCATTGATGAGCGGCGCAGCTATCCCCGGGGCACGTGGGCAAGCCACCGGAACGGATTGATGAAGGCTTCGCGAAACACCGACCCGGTGCAGAACGGAGATTTTGAGGCAGCCGGCTGGAGGGTGATCGTTGAAGGCGTGGCCGGCATTGCCCATGTGCAGGACGACGACGACCCAAGGTGCTTCAAGGTCTTGACCATGCTGACCAGCGGCACCGGCTTTGAGTCTGTCTTCCGTATGCCCGTCACCATCTGGCGCGGCATCTGGAAGCAGGGCAATTACAACCGGGGCGACTTGGTGACGTGGGGCGGCTCCACGTGGCACTGCAACGCGGAGGCCACAGAGAGCAAGCCGGGTGACGGTTCGGATTGGCAGCTGATGGTGAAGCGCGGCAGTCCGGGCAGGGATGCTGACGGCGGCAAGGAAAACCACAAAAGCGGACCAGTGAGGTTCAAATGAAATGGATTCTTGAAAGGGTTTCCGCGCCAGACATTGAGCCGGTGACGCTGGCCGAAATGAAGCTGCACCTGAAGGAGTACGACGACCTGACGGGCAATGACGACCGTATCAGCGAAGTGATAACGGCGGCGCGGCTGTGGTGCGAGGAATACACCGGCAGGGCGCTCATTGACCAGACGTGGCGGCTGTCGGTGGGTGACTACGAACCGGCATTCAAGAACGTCGACTCTGACACCGTGACCGGGTATTACCGTGGCAGCTGGGGTGGCACTCCGGACGGCTCGATACCGCTTCGCCGTTCGCCCGTGCTGGCCATCACCGGGTTTGTCAGTGTGGATTCTGCCGGTGATGAGACTGCCATTGACTCAACCACGTACCAGCTGCGCGAGGCAGATTCAAGGGATCCTCGGGTTGTTCCGCTAACTGGCGCCAACTGGACCGCTGGCCCGCTGCGGATAACCTTCCGCGCCGGCTAC